TCTTCAAGCGTTAACGCCTATCGAGCTTCAAATTTACATAGAACAGAAAAATTAGATCAGGGGAACATTGCTGAATGGCATTGCTATATTATTACTCACCGAACAGGAACCGCTACTTTTATTAATGGACAGGGAAAAGAGGAGGATACTCTTTTGGATATCTATGTTGATGGTGAGAGTTTATATCATATGCAAGGTGCAGATGCGGGACGATTAGATAATAATCTGGGGAATTTTGCCAGTTATGACGAAAGAACGGGCATGACTTGGGATGCATTCGATAAACCAGCTTTACCTGATACCTTTATGCTTGGTGCTGTTGAGTATGCAAATACGAGTAATGGTTACGAGAACAGTGAAGCTATGCACACTTCCTCTATGAATGGGCAATTGGGAACGTGGGCGCTATGGAACAGGGCATTAGGAGATCAGGAAAGGAATTTCCTGAGAAAGCAGGTCATTCGACCTGCTGACGTAGTAGAAAATTTAACTTTTATTCCTCGTTTATATGAAGATTGCATAGGAATACAAAGCACTTTAACAGGAGGAACAGGAGACGGTTTAGAAGCTGGAACAGAACCCCTACTTTATGGACACAACAGTTTGGTGGCTTGGTGGGATGGAACAACAGGTTTAATTCCTTCTACTACTACTATAGGAATGACGGATATTCACACGGGAGGTTTTCATTTAACTGGTAGTGGGCAATTCACAGGAGTGCAGGAAACTTACTCAGAAGGGTCGGTTACTAGAGTTCCCAACCCTACACCAACAAAACCTAGATTTGGAGGATTCCCAGGAACAGATGGATTCAGTTATGGCAGAAACACTAAATACTAAAAATATTCAGGAAGTAGTTGATTACATCAAGGATATTTCTCATAAAAATTTCAAGAGAGAAATTTGTGGTTTTGTGGGATATGCCCCTGAATCAAAGGAGTATGTAGTCCAGCATGAGGAAAACATTTCTCCTGACCCAGCCTCTTATTTTTTAATTAACCCTCTTAATTATTTATTGTTTAAAGATCAATATGAAATGGTCGGTATTTTCCATAGTCATGTCATGGGGGATGAGGTCGAATCGGAGTTTGATGTAAGGATGTCTGACAACTGTTGCCAACCATTTTTAATATATAGTTTAAATACTAAAAAAATAAATATTTATACGCCCAAAACAACAGAATCAAATGTAAATATACTGGAAAGGATTAAGGAGATAGTATGACACAAGTTAGATTACATGGAATTTTAGCTAGAGAGTTTGGACACACTTTCCCTCTTAATGTAGGAAACTCTAGAGATGTATTACATGCTTTAGACGCTAATAATAACGGCTTTATTTCTAGGATTGTCAGCTTACAAAAAGAGGGGTGCTTGTATGAAATAATAATTGATAAAAAAAGAATCAGTCATGCAGAGGAATTACAAAATCGCCATAATCCCGAAACTATTGATCTGGTTCCAGCTATTGCGGGAAGCGGAATTGTAGCGCTGGGATCGGCTATCATCGGGTTTTTGGGAAGCGGAACACTTCTCGCCTCAATTGCTAAAGCTGTGTTGTTTGCGGCTATTTCTTATGCATTAACTCCCAAACCTGAGGTCGAACAATTGGAGATCACCGCTGACTCTTCAAAAGAATCTTTAATTTTTAGTAATACAGTTAACACTGCAAGTCAAGGTGTTCCCCTTCCGATTGGCTATGGACGTTTAAAAGTGGGGTCTCAAGTAGTGCAAGCTACGGTTAAATCTTTTCCTCAAAGCCAAAAAACCAGAGATGCTTTGCGCCCGCAGGGTGAACAAGCTAATACCCTAGCAGCATTAAGAACTAATAAAGTAACTGACCAATGAGCCATGTCTTAAAAAAGATTAGTATTGCAGGAGCTAAAAAGGGAGGTGAAAAACCAAAACCTCCTATTTTTAAGCCTCCTGTAATGGGTGAATTGCAATATGGAGCTTCTTTTAGTTATTCTGAAACCCTTGACTTAGTAAGCGATGGTCCGATTGAGGGTCTGTGTAACCGCTTTGGAAAAGTCATGGATGGAGAGGGGATTCTGCAAGCAATTTACCTAGACGACACTCCTGTTGCGGTTTCTTCATCTGAAGACCCACGGAACATTGCACTTCCTGCGTCTGAAGAAGAGACTCTAAATATTGTTCCTGCCGAATTATCAAGTGGAAGTGGGACGGGAACTAAAAGCTGTAGGAGATTTTTCCAAGCACTTAATCAACAAAGATATCGAAGTAGAGACGCTCTTATAACTCTCTTGAAAAAGAATGGCTCTAGAGGTCCATATATTACTGGAGAACATAGGTTTCTTCCCCACGTTAGCATGTGGATGATACGCTGGAGAAAATCGTCTAGCCGTTGTCGAGGCTCACATCCAAAAAGTAAGAGTGATTATTCCACATACGTTAGAGCCTACGTTAAATATTATGGAGGAACTGACCAAAGGTTTTATTGGTATCTAAATGCAAATCGCCGCACCGACACAGGAAATAGCCAAAACGATGCGGTCTATAGAAATGGTAACAAGGCTATCGGAAGGCTTCAGAAACTTTTTTGGACAGACCAAACTAGCGTAGGGGCTTCTAAGTTCTTTTTTGGTTTTGGCCATCGTTCAGGAGGGGGTTTCTTTAGTAGACAGATATTTAAAAAAAGCTCTGATAACTCAGAGGCTATGGTGAGATCTGAAATCCAAGAGATAATGGATTTATGGAACAATAATAATGGAGCCTTAAACCCCGATGCTAACCCAATTCAAAAAGCATTAGCCGCAAAAGCTTTAAGTTCCCTAAATTGGAACGGTTCTCAAATGAATCCTGGGACTGGTGCGGCAGGAAATGGACTATTACATAACTGGTTAGAAAAAAGCAATAGCAGAAAATGTCATGTTATTATCAAGGTTGAGGAAACCAATTCTAATTTAACTGGCAAGACCGTTTTGGAAGATGGGGAGTTGGCAAACATGAAAACTTACCTCTACGGACAAAACAATGGGTGGGGATTAGAACGGGTAATTAGTAATGCAGGGATCAGAATAGCTGATGTTACTTGTCCTGAAGTCGATGCGAGTGGAATAATGACAGGAAAAATGCATGGCTTTATTGTTTTGCAATTCTCACCTATATATAAGAAGACCAAAGGTATAAGCTGTTCTGGAGCTTCGAACAATATTTGGTTCCGTGGGTTTGAGTTTGCTAGATCTTACACTGTTGCGATAGAGAAGAAGGTTAAAGATGCAATTAAAGATTTGCAAAGTTTGCGTTACACTAAAGAAATAGTAGAAAGCCGCCCTACTAATGAATTTGAGATAAGCAATTTAAAATTTAATTATAGTAACGTTTTAGCCGAAGTTCGAACGGGGGAAGAAAATCAAGTTCCTTTTAAATATTTTAAACAAGTATTTATAGATCATATTTATGCTTCCCCATTATATGGACCTTTTTCTTCTAAGGCGAAGATTTACCCCCAAAGGATAAATCCTAACGTAGACATGTTAAGAAGAAGTAGCGTCTTAACTTTAGAAGCAGACAATTATAATTTAGACTTGGACGAGGACAACCTTCCAATTAATGAAGGAAGCGATGACGAAAGAGTAGATGCAGGAGGAAGCACAAGGGATTATTCTGCTTGGGCAAATAACTCTCTAGTTCGGTGGGATGAGCAAGCTATTCCTGTTACTCATACAGTTTATAATCCAAATGTAACAAAAGCATTTATCACTTTAAACATCTCTAATTTGCGCGACACTTTAGTTACTGAAGTTGATAATGTTGGGGGGAATAGCAGTAACGACTTTAAAGTAGGAACAACCTTTCCCACTGTTTTAAACATACAAGTAGAGGTAGGAACCTTTGGGGAAAATATAGATGGATCTAAGGGTAGTAAAGTTCCGTATGGAAAACCTTATAATTATAGAATCGTTGCTCTCGTAGAGGGAGATACTTTAGTCGATATAGGTAATCCTGATTATAAAAATGTTCCATCAGATAAAGAATTTGTTGTTCGTTTAGACCAAAGACAGAATCAACTAAATATTCCATTTACACTTCCTCCCGTAAACATCTCCCACAATGAAATATTAAGTGCAGATGGAGAAGCTGGAATTGAAGCGGGAACTATCGAACAAGATAGTGTGCAAGAACGTTATATACAAGTAACTAAACTGTCTTTTGAAACTAACTCTGTTTTATTAAGCAAGAAGGTATCTCTACAGAAAGTAACGGAAATTATTGAGGTTGATTTGCCATATCCTTTTTCCGCGATTATTGGAACCAAGTTAGACTCTAGGGCTTTTGGGTCAATACCTGCAAGAAGTTATGACTGCAAATTAAAAAAAGTAAAAGTTCCCAGCAATTACTTCCCTACAATAAACGGGCAAGACAAAAGATATTGGCATAGCGTGGGAGCATA